GTCTTTGAATGGTACGTCAGACAATTGATGGACTAAAGTAACTTTAGGAGTATATGGCTGAAACCCTCAAACATAGCCTTCGAGCGTATATCTTGAGAGACTTGGTTCGTCACGGCGCTCTATATTCTGATCAGATGCAGAATGAGTTAGCACGACACGAACCAGGGTTATTTCAGATAGCGATTGATAGACTGATAGAAGTGAAGTTCATCTCGAAAGTAAAAGGTTGTCACCAAACAGCCTATATGGTAACGCCAAGAGGCAATGAAGCTTTTCAGGCGTATCTGAGAGAGATGGGACTCTAGGAGGATCGAGAGATGCTTCTGAAACATAGTCTTAAAGCTTTAATTCTGAGAGAGTTGACGAATGAATATGAGTTAAGTTTCTCGGATTTGCAATTGCGAACTAAGGCAAAACCTGCTAACTTGGGTTCTGCCCTTTCCACACTACTTCGAGCGAAGTATGTGAGTATGAAATCGAATAGCAGATTTGCTATATACAGAGTATCTGTCAAAGGCAATGCGGCTTATTCGGTATACAAGAACGAACTAAAGTAACTTTAGGAGAAAGTTATGTCACGACAAAAGGCAAAGCCAGTGAAGGGCATCGCCAAAAGACGCAAATCAACACGTAGGACTGGTATAAAAGCCAAGCCTCTGCCAACAAGAACAGCTTGGGTCAAAATTCACATCCCGTCGTTACACAATGACGATGTTTCTTGGTGCGGAATGGTCCATATGGTTTGGACACATTTGATATGCATTCCAAGAGTCGGAGACAGTATCGAAGAATTAGTAGCTCTTCGAGTTTGCTCAAACTGTGCTAGGTACGCTGCCGAGCATTACGAATTAACTGATTAACCACTGAAAGGAAAACAGATGAAAATCAACACCCTTGGCGAGAATCCTAAAACGATTTTCGAGAACAAAAATGCCATTAGCAGAAACGCTTTGATGAAAGAAGCATTAGCCTACGGTATCACTGATTTCACAGACGTAGACTTCACCCTTTTCGATTTGGAAGGCATTACGTTTTCTAACTGCGTCTTTACGAGGGCTAACTTTAACAAAGCTAGACTTCAAAAAACGATCTTCGATACCTGCCATTTCGAGGATGCAACTTTTAATCATTGTCCAACGTATCGTACGGTTATGCGACAATGCAACTTGGACTACACTAAGTGGGAGCAGACTCACGCCGGTCAAATTTCAATGGATTCCTGCACACTCAAAGGTGCAAATATAGTTGACCTTGGTATGACAGCTAGGGGCTATAAAGTCGTGCTATCATACGAAAATGGCCAAGCTATTATTACCGGCGGTTGTCGGCAACTAACTTTGCAAGAGGCCAAGGAACAGTATCCAGAAACCAACAACGACGAAGAAGGCGCTAGAGTAACTTTAGCTCGCCGTATTGCCTATCAACGTGGTTGGTTGGCTAAGTCAACGCCAGTGCCGATGGTTATCGAACCACACGACAGCATATGCCAGGGTGATCCTGATCCAGAACCACAGGTTGATAAGCTAAAGGTTGAAGAGATTGTCGAGTCGTTTGATCCAGTTGTCGAAGGCGAGAAGGTTCTCGAAGAAATCAAAGAACACATCGCACAATTTGAAGAGACACCAACAGATCAATCAAAGGAGGTGGCTGAGACAGTGAATGCTTAAATGCATTCTGTGCTTGAAATATAGTTGGGAGAATAACAACCCGCTCTGTACCAAGTGTGCAGGGCGGGTTGAAATACCAAGTGTAACCAATCAGATGAGAAGGGCACTTGAAAAACTTTCTAAAGTAACTTTAGAGGAAATCTGGCAGAGCATTAACAAGAGAATATTGGCATTTGAGCATTACGATCTAATACACCACTTTAATAGCGAACGTATGTTTGCAGAATATCTTTCATTGGTTGAAGTTCAAACGAGAACTGGCGATAAGATTGATTATGATATCATAAATGATGAGAATAGATGGCGCGCTCTTAGTTATGCTCTTACATACGAATCTGATGATGTTAGACCTAAGAGAGAATCAGTACAAGAAAGGAGGCTTGAACCATATAATGAATCAGACGACGAATGGGTAGATGCAGATGAGGTAAAACCGGCTTATCTTAAAAACGTGACAATCTCAGAATTGGAGGATCACGATGGCAAGCAAAAGGAGGTTACGCCGAGTTCTTAAGAAGAAGCAATGCGAAGGCAAAACGAGATATTCTTCTGAATTATCGGCACAAATTAAAGCAAGAAAGAGAAAAGCAGAGCAAGGGTTGATGCGACCATATATTTGCCAATTCTGTGGACATTGGCATCTTGGTCATACACCAAAATGGATCGAGGAAAAGATCCTCGACAATCAAGGGAGATAAAGCTTATGAGTGAAAACAATAACAAGAAACAACCAACTCCACTGCTTTGGCTGTTGGGAGCATTTGCCATTGCGGTGGCTACGATAGTCGTCGCATACTGTTGATATGAGAGATAGATCGAAGTCCATAGCAACATTATTGTTCTTTGGACTCCTACTTGGAGTATTGTTAGGAGCAGCAGTCTTCTTCATACTCTATGGCGATAAACTAAAGTAACTTTAGGAGAGAAATATGTCAACCTACAAACACAGAATGTCCGCTCTTGAGGTCATTGCTAGTTTGATAGTTATCATCGCTCTGGCTGTCATCATTACTAAGATGGTCAAAGGACAGACGATGAAATTATCTTATCCGGTAATGCAAAGTTTTGAACAGCGTAAACAATTAACCTTGGTTATGCTGAGAGACTTTCATACAGATTGCATCTTAGCAAGCACAATTCCCACTATTGAAGAGTTCACTTTTGGCTTTGCTGAAAGAGACAAATCAATTCAAGCTTGGGTCTATCCTAATGTGAATGGCACACCAACGATGTGGTTCAATACGAGGATAGATTGGTCTGAAAACTTTACTATAGTGGCGATTGTCCACGAAGCATTACATTGGACCAAAGATAAAAACGGCAACTTTATCTGCGGTCCAGATAGATACAGACAAAAGGAAAGTCCGTGGAGAATCCCGGTATGCAGTCCTTTTGGCAAGAAAGTTTATGATACAGAAGAATTAACGAAAGAAGTAGCTAGACACTTAGGATTGGTTATCTAAGGAGGATAATAGTGGTTCTAGTGATTCAAACAGAAGAAGAGAATGAGTCTTTTCTCGCCGCCATCAATGCAATAATGGAAAAGGGAGAAGAGAACAACACCGTTAACGAACTTAATTTTCTCGGTTACGTTGTCCCAATAGTCGAAGCCTGGGAGAAGATGAATTACGACGTTTCCAGGATCTGTACTAAATGTGCCGAGCGCAATCGCCGCGAGGGCGAAGACAAGACTAAAGTAACTTTAGACGCGGTTACTACTGGTCGAATTCAGACGGAGAATGTCAATGGATGAACTCATCGGTAAAATTGATCCCGAAAGCCTATCTTGGGATGAACTAGATCAATCATATAGTGCTAATTGGGATCATTATGGTCGTATTAAACATACCGATGAACTTAATCTTGAAAATGACACATTCGACTCAAAGGTTTTCTATAAACTAGATGTCCCAAAGGGCTACCGCAAGCGTAAGGGTGCTAGCTTACAGAAGACTATGGCAGAGATTGATCTTAAAATAGAAAGAGGTGAGTACGTAAACGAAAGAATGTTTCACAGCTTGGATCAGACCTTTGAAACAGCTAGACCGCGAAGCCTTACGGCGGCACTTGCGGCGTACTCACGCTGGCAATCCGCTGGTTAAGCAGTGGTTATATGATTGGGATTCTCTCTGTCAACTTGCTGATAAAACACAAGTTATTGGTGTTAACACCAACAGAAAAGAGTTGATGGAAGAACTCGAATCGTCAAGACCGATACCTCTATTTACGTCTGAGGGTATGATCCATATCATTGTTAAGGTATGGTTTCATAGGATTGAAAGACGGAAATACATTGACATTCGAGCTTACGAAAAAGTAACTTATGGAGAACACGAGAATCCAAAAGTTTACTTTCGACCGACTCTAATGGGCATCAACTTGCCTCTTAAACGGTGGGTTGATGCCTACCATATTATCATAAAGTACCTTGAGAAGTACCGCAAGGATATCTAAAGTAACTTTAGGAGGAAAATGGACACAAAACCTATTGCTTACATAACTGCTACGATAGATGAAGATTGGGTTATGCAAGGGACAGAGTATTATGATACTCTACCAAAGCATTACCGTTACCAACTCGAAAGGATAATACCGGCAGGTATGCCGATAGACTTTTATGTGGGTGCGATGCATATAGCAGAAAGCTCAGATGTTGGAGCTAGAATCTGCTATGAGATAAGCAAGACTAATTCTATTGAGGAATTTGTCAGATTGATCAACGAATTGGTGAGTAAAGTAACTTTAGGAGAAAACGATGGGAAAGATTATCGTCGGAGTTTTTTTAGTTCTGACAACCCTAATTAGTGGTTGCAAGAGCGCTGATGTAGGAACAAGACTAATTCTGACTAACTCTACTGGTATCAGCCAGATAGTTAAACCAGAGAATGGATTTGTCTCAACGATGAATCCTGCTCAAACCGAATACGAGTATGACGCCAAGACGTTTACACTAACAGAAGACGTTCAAGGGTCTACTAAAGATAATGTTCAAGTCAGTATGAAGATTCAGTTTACGGCTGATCCTCCACAGAGCGATGCTGACATCTCTGCTTTTGTTACCAAGTTTGGTTTGGATTCAGAAGCAAGAAAGAGCAGACTTGAACCACTACTTCACGCGAGAGTCAATACCGAAGCTAAGAACGCTATAGCTGAGTTTGATGCTTATGGTATTCTTGCTAATCAAGAGAGCATTCAGAAAAAGATAACCGATTCTCTTAAGCCTGTTTTGAAATCTCAGATGTGGCTGGAATTGGAATCAATTCAAATTATCGGTAGACCAGACCTACCAGATAATATCGAGAATGCTGCGTCACAAGTAGTGGCTAATCAAAAAGGCAAAGAGGGTGCCGAAGCTGCGCTAGCTACAGCAAAGGTAGATGCTGAAAGAAAGCAGATAGAGGCACAAAGCTTTGCTAATCCCGCCTTGTTACAGATAAAGTTATTGGAATTAAGGCTACAGATCGAGCAAGCTAAGGCCAATGGAGTAGCGAACTTCAGAGGTCAAACCTTGACTATGATCGAAGGCAATCAGCCAACCCAACTTCAATTAAGGCAATGATCAGAATAATGCTGGTGGCAATCGTTCTTATGTGTTTGCCTTCCGGCATAGTGGCAGCTTGGTATCTAGGAAAGTATCTAGGTATCAAGCTGTTAATGTTAGAAGACAAACGCCAACAGGAACTTCTCAAAGATACAGAGAAGTTTCTAAAGTAACTTTAGGAGGAATAATGGGCGGTGAGATATCAATGAAGGATATCGAGAAGAAGATAGAAGCCGGAGAAAGGTCTAAAGAAATAAAGGTAGCATTGGAATCTGGCATTTCGGTTGGCAAAGACGAAGCTAGAAAACTTCTGGAAGCTAACCTTGATCTGTGGGAAGCCGAAGAGAGAGTAACTCTATCTCATAAGCTTTTCGTCGAGAGAATAATGAAGGAATTACGTGTGCTTGCGGAAAGCTGGAAGTTAAAGACTGTTCCTTGGGAAGAGGTCAAGAAAGAGTTAGAACAAGAAACCGATGCTGACAGGCTTGCAGAGGGAGGTAGCTGAGTATCTTGGTTTCGACGCGAATAGAGTAGAGTCTAGTAGACTCTACTCTATTCGATGTAGATTACCTGACCATAATGATAGCAGTCCTAGTGCTTACGTCAAATTCGATACCGCTGGTAATGGTGTATATGGTTGTCACGGATGCAATAAAGTTGTAAGCCTAAAAAGGTTTATGGCTTTTATCAGAGAGGGCATTCCAATTCCGGTAGATACGACTAAAGTTACTTTAGTCTCAAAAGAAAGGCGGGTTGCTACGGTTAGCGACCATCTCCTAATAGCTCTCGAAAGGTTTATTGAAGAAAAGGGTATTGGAATTGATACGATTTCAAGGTTGGGTGGTTTTGTAGATAAGAATGGTTATCTCACTTTTGAATATGGTGATGGCTGTTGGGTTGCAAGACGACTTACGGACGATAAGGATAAGCCCCGATATGAAAACTCAAATGGAGAAAAAGGCTTATTAGGTCAAGAAAACATAAAGAAATTCGAGGAGATTATCTTAGTTGAAAGCGTAACAGACTGGCTTTCACTTAGACAATACGCATATGAAAATGTTGTTTGCTCTTTTGGTGCAAGTCTTACTGATCGCCAAGCTTATTTACTACGTGGCAAGACTGTATTCGTTGTTTTCCATACTGACTTTGAGGGTTACACTGGAACGTATGAGAAAGACATCGGAGCGGTAGATAAGATTCGCAAATACAAAGGGGTTCCGATTCCCATAGAGATTTATCAAAAAGAAGGGATAGATGAAAAACAAGACATCAACTACCACCTGTCGCGCGACGCCGAATACTTCTGTGTCTGGTTCTCTGACGTGCTTGCTAGGTACTCATCGTCTAGTGTCACATACTATCGAAAGAAGTATTTTAAATCAGAGAATCTACGCTACTTTAATTCACCAATCCAGGAACTTGCCTTTACCGTTGGATTGCATTCGATCACTGGCAAATCTGGTATTGGTAAGACAACTTTATCATTGGCTCTATTGAGATACTTTGCTAACCAGGGAGCGAAAGTATTGTATATGAATGGCGAATTGCCCCACGAACAAATATTCGCCCGCATACAATCTTATGACTCTAAGTATAGCTGGACTGAGATTGAGCGAGACTGCAACATCGTCGAAGAGAGTGTCAGACAGAAAACTGATATTCTACTTCAAAAAGTAAACATTACAGGGCTATTGACCATAGAAGAAATCTTCTATGCAAAGAAATACTATGATGTATTCATCATTGACTATCTGCAAAAAATCAAGTCCAAAGAGAAGGACGAAAGAATTAGAATCGATGGTCATCTGGAATACCTTACTACTATGGTTAATGACTATGGTAAGATTATCATATGTATTAACCGTATGCCTGTCTCCGCATATGACAAGGATACTGGCCATATGTTTCAGGGTAGTGGTCAAATAGAATTTAGTAGTCAACAATGTATCAAGCTCGGCAAGGCTGATTTTGTTGATACAATGTCATTGACAGTGACGAAGAATACTAGAGGACCGCTTATTAACAAGCTATTCAAGATTGATTATGCTCACCAGAGAATAATCCCGGCAACGGTAACAATGAGAGGTTAAATGGGGCGTAAAGTAACTTTAAAGAATTCAGTGGGAACAAGTCGAGGCAGAGTTAAGAGTATGCAATTCAGCTATCACAATCCAACTATTTGCCAGCATACCCTGGCAAAAAGGTAGATAACAGGGCTGTCGCAATCAGAAACATTCTGATCTATTGCGAAATTGCGCATACTTGGCACGCTTCTGGCAAAGAGATTAAGGAAGGCATAGCAAAGAGATATGCTATGCCAATGGCAACAGTCAACAGTATCTATTACAAGACTTCTGAGCGATTCAGAAGGTGGAGAGAACAATGGAATGGTATTGGTATTTGATCGTCGTGATAGGTTCAATCATAACATTACTAATCGTAATGTTATTGGGCTTTTGGTTCTTTGGTTGGTTAGCAATGAAAGGGCTGTTCGACTACATAAAAAAGAACGGTCTATAACTAAAGTAACTTTAGGAGATTACGGTGTTAGTAAAAGAGCAATTTCAGACTATCGCAAGGAGAACTTACACAATCGAAGATGCTGAATTGAAGGCAGGCTTGTTGCAGATACTGAGAAGTAATGTGATATACAAACCTGTTCCACAAGGAATGACGATTAAGAGGGTAGACATAGAGGTTCAATCTAAATCAACTGGCGAGATACAAACCGTGGTAATCACGGAACAGTTTGAAAATGAATAAAGTAACTTTAGTTCCTAGAAATAAAAACAAATGGAAGCAAAAGCGCTGGAAGATACGGCACCAAGCCAAGCAAATAATAAACTTGGTGGAAAGGCTGAACCACTTCAACGCCAATGCTAGAAAGATAATAATAGATTATCAGTTAGAATGCGAACAAACTGCTGCCCAATATTGCGAAAGCCCGACCGAAACTGGCCAGAGACTTTATTGGCGTGCTGATGGCGCAATTGACGCACTTGAGTTCTTGTTAACTAAATTTCCAGATAGACCTATCAGGAGGGATGTGAATAAAATATCTTTAGCTACAATTAAAGCTAGGATAGAAAAGTTTTTGACTGCAAGGGATTGGATAGAATACATTCTTTTAGTGATATTGGCTGCTTCTGCTATTAACGTTATAGCTAGACTAATAATGATGTTGATACGATGAAGCAAGCATATCTAGGTCTTGATTATCCCTCATTAGATAAGTGGCCGGAAGGTTACACTTTTGCAGAAGACTTAGATCAAATAAGAAAATGCTTTGAGTTAATGCCGAGAGTCTCTGGACTGGACATAGAGACGACTGACCTCAATATGTTCAGTCCAAGAGAACACATTCTCTCGATTAGTTTTGCAACCGAAGAAGGCAAAGGATTTGGCTTTTATGTGGGTGTAAATCCTTCTAAAGTAGCTTTAGTTGGATTAGAGTGTCTGAGACGGTTGCTGGCCGAAGATACGGTAATGTTTGTCGGTCACTACATTAAGTTCGACATCAAGTTTCTGATGCAAAAGCTTCAGATACCCGATCACGAACTTAACTGTATGTTATACGACACGATGGTTGCTAATTACTTCTTGCACGAAGACGAGAAGAGGATTAGTCTTGACAATTTAGTAGCTCGATATAGATACAGATTTCCAGATAGATATGCTGACATACCAGTAGAATACAAAAAAAGCGTAGACCGTAAGAAGACAGAGATGACGCCTATAAGGGATCTACTTCTTTACAATATACGCGATGCTGATTCAGCACTACGTCTGAAGAATGATCTTAATAAGGAATTAGAGGAACAGAAATTAAAGGCTGTTATCAATGCATCATCACAAGTCTATCCCGTTCTTATCAAAATGGAGAACAGAGGGATCGCAGTTGATCGTGAGTACGCTAAAAAGAAGCAAGGCGAACTCCAACGTGGTCTTGTGGAGACTAGATTTGCACTCAAAGAGCAAGCCGGATCAACCTTTTCACCTAACTCTAACGATCAAGTTGCTGGCATTCTGTACGGAAAGTACGGCTACCAAATCCCTAAAGTAACTTTATCTCAAGCTGCAAGCACAGATTATGAAGCAATCAAGTCTTTGCAAGTTCATCTTAAAAAGAACAAGCAAGATACTAAGTTTGTTGATCTGTTGCTGAAGTTTAAAAAGGACTTCAAACTAAATCATACATATTATAATAAGATACCAGAATGGTTGCAACGGGATGGCAGAGTACACACGACATTTAACATAACCGGAACTGAGACTAATCGGCTTTCATCAGAGAAGCCGAATATGCAGAATCAGAAACGAGGATCAGACTTTCGAGGTATCTTCGTTCCCACTCCCGGTTATGTGTTTATGGAATGGGACTTTGCGCAGATTGAAATGAGAATCATCGCTGCTCTAGCTAAAGAGCCGAAGATGATTCAGATGTTTAAAGACGGTCTTGATATTCATACCGCTGTCTTGTGTGACATATATAAGCAAGATTATAGCGATATGGTAAACTTGCTCAGAGATTCTTCCAATCCTAACTATATGAAGTGGAAGAATTTAAGGGTAGGCATCAAGAACGTTAACTTTGGTATAGCTTATGGCGCGACAGCAGAACGAATCCAAAGAGAGCTAGCGAAAAATGATGTAGAATGGACCGTTGAGCAATGCAAAGAAATGCTCGATGCTTGGCGAGAACGGTATCCAAACATAGTAAAATGGAAAAGAGGCGTAGAGCAATTCGTTGTCCAATACAAAGAGATTGTAAACCCTTTAGGGTCGAGACGACGACTACCATTAGCTGATTTCAAAACTGGCGAGGGAAGACACGCCCTAAGAGAAGCTGTCAACTTCATAATTCAGAGTACCGCAGGATGGTACACTCTGATAAATATGGTCCTAGTTGACCATTATTTTTCTGGTATACCAGAGGTTGACGGACACGTAATCCTGTCCGTCCACGACAGCGTATTAACAGAATTACGGTTGTGTAGCAGTAGCAGAATGCAGCAGATCAAAGATGATATTAGATACATTTCTACTCATTCTGTTAAGGATTACATTCGTAACGTGTTTAAGTTCTCCATCAATGTCCCAATGGAGATTGATCTTAAATTATTGAATAGATGGGAGTAAGATGAGAGTAAGAGAGTTTTTTGCGAAGATAGCACCATTCCTTGAAAAAGTACCGGCAGAGCTTTCTGCTGATGCTAACGTTAATCTTCCAGAGATTATGGATTCCGACATACTAAGTATAGAAGTCGGATACTCTAACGAGAGACAGCCTGCAAAGTATCACTTGAATATAACCATATTTCCTGTGATAGATCAGGCTAAAGTAACTTTAGGAGAATTGGATGAAGGATCAAACGGTCGTCCACCAGAAAGTGAAACGATTAAAGTTCTACCAGCTTGAGAACGGCTCGATGATACGGATAAGTGAAATCAACTTCACCAGATACACACCCGTATCATACGTCGATAAGAAACCTAGATGGGATGTCTTACTGAAAAGTGGTCCACAATTCGTAATCTCTGAAAAAGATTTTGTAGAGATAAACGATATCCTTCGATACGAATCCGAGGAAGTTGACAGGCTTATCGTGTATGGCAGACCATCTTGGGTAGATCATCCTGGCGTTGATTGGGCGCATTCTTTGCCTGACAAGGCGAAAGACGAACTCATTGATAGATTGGCTAAGATGAACTTTCCTCCGATAGTTACGGAAAGTAAACCAAAACCTGACGTTCCTGCGATACCTTCTAGGATTGCCTTTGATGTTGAAGCTAAGTTAGATGATAAAATTGAAGATGATGAGATGGAAGTTAAGGGATTTGATATGGTCAAAACCGAACAATCAATTGCTGATATGTTCTCATCAATGGTAGAGAAGATAGCAGAAGATGTCAAAACAGGTGCTAGTCTCGATACATATTCAAAACCAAAATCGTACCCACAACGCAGATATTGAAATCATTGGGTACGAGGAAAACGGTAGATATGTTATCATTGCAGTAGGCGGCAGATGGTTCATCATCGAAAGCGTTGTGGTGATGAACAAACTCATAGAGCAAATGATCACGGTCAGAGATATTGTCTGGCCGCTGGCTAACCCTAACTTACATAAAGAACTTGAGGTAAAAGCAAAAGAATCTGAGACTAAAGTTACTTTAGAAACTCGTTTGGACCAAGAAGAACTTCTGTACAAGGGTACGAAGTGGCAATTCGATGAGGATGAATAGTGGTTGTTGATTATTCAAAGCTTGAAAAGATAATCGAGCAAGAGAAATCATTCACGGATCAACAATATACTAAAGTTAAACACCTGAAATTCACTCAGGGAACTCACATCGTCAGACTCCTTCCTTTGGGAAACGAGTCTGACGATACTTTCTACCGTTACAGTAAAACACACGACTTCGGAGCAGGTAAGGATTATCGCAAGGTAGTATGTTGGGAGTATATGATAAACGATCACGAAGATCGGTTACTCTCTCAGCAGAAACCAGACGACGAGAAGCGACCAGTTGAAGGATCACTTCGATCATTCCTTGCAAAGAACGGTAAGCTAACGAAGACTGATTATGCTCTCGCAAAGAAATATGGATGTCCAATATGCGAAGGGCGTAAGGCACTTCATTCTGCCAATGCCGATAAAGATATTTTAGATAGAATACAATTTAAACATAACTATTATCTTAATTCGTATTATGTAAGGCGCAGCAATCCTAAAGAGGATGACGCAACACCAGGGACACCTAAGCTGATAGAACCGGGATTATATCTCTGGACGTTGACATCTGCTAGAGCTAAGAATAGTATTTTAACTACAATAACAACAGCAAGATATGGCTCGAAGAATGAAGATGGTGAAGAAGAGCAAGTACCTATCGAGAATCCACTTGATCCGTATCAGGGAGTAAACCTTTCGGTACGCGCAGAAGGCGAAGGAAAGACAGGACGCACTTACTCTTATCAGGTTAGTGGCAAACCTGGGATCAAATGGTTTAGACAAAAACTAGAAGATGGAAGTTATACCATATCAGTACCGTCTGAGATTGTTGTTTACGATCTAGTTTCGGATATCGAAGCTGGCACATTCCAACCTTATCAAGACTGTATCAAGGTCGCTAAACGATATTGGGCGGCGGCCTTGCACAGCATAGGATTTGAGTTTAGTGGAGAAGACTCAAGCTATGAGGAAAAGGAAAAGGAATTGCAGAAGCAAGACGCACAATCTCGCAAAGCTGCGTTAGCTGAAGTGGAAGCTATAGTTAAGGCACAACTGGACAAAGAAGATGCAGAAGTTGAACTTGAAGTAAGTAACAAACAATCGTTTGCTCCGCCAGATGAGGAAGACGACGACATTCCCTTTTGATTGGACCAAATCGGTTATAGAAATAATAAGGGCTAAACGTATAGTCAATCCGAAGAGGTTTACCTTTTCGGATTGGCTTATGCCAAAAAGGAAGTTCGAGCTTACTAAGGATAAAGCCGAACAACTAAAGTTACTTTAGAAGAAAATGAATCCAGAAGAGATTGACAGGATAGCAACCACAGATAGCATTACGTTCGATCATTTTAGATTGCAGAATTTAAGGAGATGTGAAGATGTTTTTCATCCTATTCATCATTGGGGTTTGTTCGATTGGTCAATTGCTTTTGTTGGTGAAGTTGGCGAAGCAATGAACATACTCAAAAAGATCAGGAGAATGCAAGACGGTACTGATCCAGTTGATGGGTATGCCAGAATGCAGGATGCCTTAGCAGAAGAGATAGCGGATGCAGTAACATATGCTGATCTACTTCTAACTTCCCAGGGATACAGATTGGAAGAAGAAATTAGAAGGAAATTCAACAAGGTGTCTCAGAAGAGAGGGTCGAGTATACTGCTATGAAAGAATGCAGCTTCGACCCAAAAACCTATTTAGGAAAGCCAATAGGTATGTTTCATTGTCCTGAATGTGGAGAAATGGTCGTGGCTGGATTCGATCATCCTCCAAAAGAATTTGTTACCGAAAAAGAGTTTATAGTTGCTGCAATTGAGTACCTTGACAATCATAGATGGAAAGGTATTATCCCAAACTATGATGCAGTAGAAGAGACTGTGGATGAATTTCTAACACAATTTCACAACGACTTTTACAAAGTCGAATTCGTCCGCAAAGAAAAACAAAGCGAAGACGAGTACGGAGTTTCTTTCGAGAGGAAGAATGAAGCAAGTTCTACTGTCTGAAGAAGAGCATAATGATATCTTAAGTGCCCTTGAGCAAGTTGGTGACATATACGAATTAAAGGCGCAAGACCTTGAGAAATCAATCAACATTGCACAGAAAAGAATATACGACTTGAGACTATCACGACAAACCGTCAGTGATTTAAGAGCTAAAGTTACTTTAGCGGAAAATGTTACTATAGAATTTGAGATGGGTGAAGATGCGCAACCTGAACCATACATTGAAGAAACTGATCCGGTACACACAATTTGTTACTGTGATATTTGTCAGCGTAAGCGTCAGTCTATCATTACTGATGGTAGCATTGAACAGATGGGATGACGTTTGGATCTTTTGGGGACTGGCAGCACTCTTATCGGGTGCTGCTGGTCTTTCAACTTATCTAACTCCAGAGGACGATGACGATGAATTGGATTAGCACTAACGTAATTAAAAGCAAGTTAGAAAAACTGTCTGTTCTGCTATTGTCTAACAATCTAGTTATCAGATTTAAAGATGGAAAATTTACTTTAGGGTTTTTTAGGTTTGGAGAGATACGAATGTTAGAAACAGTACAAGCCGAAAACATAGGCGACTTACTGGATAAAGTAACTTTAGTAGCTCAGGAGATTCCAGTGCTAGAAGTTACTCCTACTAATATGCAGTTGTCGCCTATTGTGTACAACTTGAATAAAAATGCAAGTAAGCCTGAAGCCGCATAACGACGAGACATCTTGGTTCATTCGTAATGCATATTATGGCGGGGCGCTAAAGACATCAGATCAAAGTCAGCCTTGCCAAGCGTGCAGAATGAATGCAGCTAAAGCTAAACCGGCGAAAGTAAGAGGTCACTTTCACGGCAGCGAATTTAATATTTGTCAACTCTGCTTGTATCAAGCAATGGCAAATGGTGTTAGTACATCTATTAGGGGAGCAGAATCCGAAGCATCGTTATATGATGGACATATACACGAGGCTACAGTCTTTGAGCATTTAGAAAAAGGAGGGTTACACGTTGCGGCTTGTGGAAATAAGCCGGAATATGAGAAGATAACAGATATTGCTTGCGAGATAGAAGACCAAGAAACTAATAGTGTAGACGTAGTAAAGTTTAAAATCATATCTCACATTGATGGTGTTCTTGTTTTCAAAGACAGGAACTACGGCTTAGAAATCAAGTCAGTCAAAAAGTATACGTGGGATAAGATAAAGAGGACAGGCGAAATATCAGACCAATGGTACGGTCAGATTCAATGGTATACCAAAGCGATGGGAATGCCGTTCTATCTGATAATAAAGAATAGGGCTACGTCTGATATAATGTCGCCAATCCTAATAGTGCCTAATGAGAATTTCATTCAGGATAGATTGCTTCGATTAAGAGATACAATCAGAGCTATCAGAAGAAAGAATCCATTGGGCCTTATCCATAAGGAGGAAACTCGATCTAACTCTAGCCAGTGTAAATTCTGTCGCTTCTATGATAGTTGCTGGACTGGTTCAACTCGACCAAAGTTTGCTCAAGAAGAGGAAGAGGAAATGGAGTTCAGAAGAGAGATGGAAGATACTTCTAAAGTAACTTTAGAAGGATTCTATCCAGCGGAGGACTGATGGCTGAAATAGGATTTGATGCAGTAAGATGTATACTATGGTGTCCTCGATGTGGAGAACAGCATATAGATACCGATGGAGCAAAACCACATATCATTCATCATTGTGAGTTTTGTAAACAAGAATGGAAGTTTACTGAATGGAACACACTCGGTGTAGTATTACTACCTAATCACAACCACTATGCGAGAAATGCTAAACCGCATTGCTTCGCCTCACTTAAAGATTTCGACGATGCCGTCGAATATGCTACTAAACATTTACAGCAAACTGAGCAACAGCAAGAAGCAATGATAAAACGAGTCATTGCCGAAGCTAAGGTAAAATCAGATTGGGCGAGTGAGATGGGCTGTTTTCTATTTTGCTTAGGAATAGCAGCCGTCATACTAGCTTACTCACTGGCCCAATATCTACTAAAGTAACTTTAGGAGGAATTCAAATGGGAGTAATAGAACAGAAAGAAAACGCTAAAGATGGAATCTTTGCCGCTGTCCAAGTATATAAGAGTATGACTCCACAACTGTTAGAAACATTCCACGACGTTTTTAACTCATATCCAGACCATTGGAGAGCTGGTATTATGAGGCATATCCCAAGTGGGCTAGAAGTGGAGGCATATGTCGGTATGTTCCACGTCCAGATGCTCCACTGTTCGTGGGCTGATCTTTCAGAGAGACAGTTACTCTATATCTCTGTGGTCAATGCACGAATAGGCTTCATAATACATCTTATGTCGCCAGCAGTTAAGAGCAGATTTTGCTCCCTAGTCAATCAACTTGGAAAGTTTAACGATGGCAATCCACCAGTTGCCGAAACAACTAATGACGCTGATAACATTACAAGTGAAGAATAAGATAGGATGCGTAACTCTTTTACTTCTTTCAGCCATTGTGCTGTTGGCTGTTGGATACTTTGTGTCAGCGATACTAGCTATCGCCACAAACTAAAGTAACTTTAGGAGAACAATGAAAGATTTGCACTTGACTAGGAATACGATAGTTTCTGATACGACAACATATCTTAATTCCGATCAACTGATATCGGATTGTGTTGCTATCAGACTAGACAGTATGGGTCTACACGATAGACACACAATAAAACTTCGGACTAAAGAAGTTATCCAATTGAGAGATTGGATCAATGCTTGGCTAGAGGAACAAAAGAAACTCTCTGACGATAACATCAATATCCTAAGAGAGGTACAGCGAGAACTGGCTGTAGTACACGATAGGCTTGACAAAGCAATCGGCTCACTGAAGCCAAAGAAGTAAAGTATGGTATTAGTCAAGACTTGCGATGCTTGTCCAGAACAATACGATGTCTTTCATAAGAAAGAACTGGTTGGCTACCTTCGGTTAAGATATGGATATTTCTCTGCTAGCTTTCCTAACAGTTCTGGCAAAGAAGTATACAAATCACCAATTGGTGACAGTCTGACCGGAGAGTTTACAAACGAAAAAGAACGAAAGTTTCACTTGAAAGCTGCCAAGAAAGCTATCAAGAAGGAACTGAAGAAACTAAAGTAACTTTAGTGAAAGACAAAGTGAATTACAAAGGTTTACTACTGACGCAAATTGCTGAAGTAAATCTCCCACTTCCAGATCAGTACGAATATAAGTTTATGGATAGCCGTGATTGGCGATTCGACTATGCTTGGACTGATCTGAAAGTGGCTATAGAATACAATGGCATCCGATATTCCAAAACAAAAGGCAATATCGGAAGGACCGGACATACCACAATAGTTGGTGTTAGTAATGACTATGAGAAGATTGGCGAAGCACAAATCCGTAATTGGATAGTGATAGTAACCAATCCTATATTGGTACGAGACTACATCACGGTTGATCAACTAGCAAGAGCAATCTTGAAGAGAAAAAAAAGCCGTGTCAGGTACTTGGAGTCAAAGAAGAATGTTTGATGAGCTAAAAGAAATGGGCATCAAGCTGGACGGAATTGGCGAATCTTGTCTAAAGATACAACTAGATGAGGTAGAAGCTAATCTTAACGAAGAAGACCTTAACAATGAAGATTTTTTGCGAGGTATGTCTCGCGTTCTTTGTGGAGCATTATGCTTCTACATTGATAGCAAGTATCCCTCACCATTGAAAGAGTTAATGCTTTATAGTTGGATGAAGTACACCCTAATGGCAGTGGTAGAGTTGAAAAGACAGCGTAACTTCAACCTATCATATGAGCTTAAGCACACTATCATTGATGAATTTAAGGATTGCACAGAATTGGACGTGGAATTAGATGCTAAAGTTACTTTAGCTCAGGAGGGTGAGCAAGATGAAAGAAGAGAAGAGAAGACCGACCGGCGTGAAGCTTGATGGCAAGTTGTTCTATACCAGAGAAGAACTTAGAGTCAAATACGAAGCTTCTGATAGCTTTATCTGGAAAAGAATAACCGACAATAACGTAGAAGAGAGAACGGTGTTAGGCCACAAAGTCTATAGAGACGATCCTGACATCTTCACCAAAAGAATAGCGGGCAAGATCACTCCCGACAATCTACCTAAACCCGGCACATACCCTGAAATGTACCAAACGGTAGTGAGAATCGAGGCAGGCAATAAGGATATCTTCTTTAAGCAATTGGAGCTAGAAAAAGAAATTGCAGGAGTAAAAGACCTCCTGCAACAATTGGTTGATATAAATACTAGCCCTTCGCATCCAACCGTGACTCAAGGTGGATTATTCTCGACTGAAGCGAAGAAATAATCAATTGCAGACCTTCGATCTTGCCATTAGCAGTAGCTATTGCAGTTTGGAGGTCTGCTATCTTACCTGCCAATCTCCAAGTCGCTCCGATCACCGAAGTTACCAACACCATTGTACATCCTATCACAGTCAGTACAACAGATAACGTATTCATTGCATCCCTCCAAACTAAAGTTACTTTAGAAAGATTAGGGGATTCTAGTGTGTCATTATGATACACGGTAAAGCTGTAAGTCCTTTGTTTTACTATGTAGCCGTGCTAGGTTGATTTGGCCTATGCTACGGTATGGACTAAGGCTGAAAAACCTTACCACGGCTTTCCTATCGCAAAGAATAAGCGCCAGAATGATAACTGAAATCGTATTCTTCAGCCTTAGATCGAGACATAGAGTAAATGAGATTTAATTTAATACTAAAGTTACTTTAGTTTATCTTTGCTCTTGAAATATGGCAGGCTCGGCATTCATCATCTGATTACCAAGACCAGCACCACGGATATCACCAGCTTGTTTTCTCTTATTACTCTCTTCGAGCATTGTCATATACTCTTGGTATTCCCTCAAGTTCTTTTCATACTCGTTCTCACTTCCCATAAGCATAGACTTTCGTATGCTACTCTTTAGTTCTTGTGCTTTACCCTTGCTAGTCATAGCCTGCCATTCTGACTGAGCCTTCAAATCGGCTTTGACATTAACACTGCCAACAATCATTTGCATTGCCTTGTCTAAAGCAGAAGTCTCAGCATCGAGCGGTTTGATGTACTCGCGTAAAGCAGGAAATAGAGACATACTTACGTGTGCAAAGTAAGGGTTAATGTATGTTCTAGTCTCGCCGCTCCTTTCATTATATCGGTCTTCCCAACCAATAAAGTCTTTAACAATCTGAGGCGTATTATTGGTGATGTATGACAACTGGCCAATCCTACCACCAGTCTCTAAAGCTTTGCCAGTAAAGAAGTTCTGGCCTATTGCCATCTCAAGTGGAATCTTAAGGTATGGTGCAAGAGCAGCCAAGAAAGTTCTTTGAACTGTTCTTTCTAGGTCAAGTTTATCTGTCTTCTGGTCATATACCATAAGAGACAAAGCATCTAGTGGGGAGAAGTTGTTGAAGATATTGAAGTTGGCTCTACCTTCTTTGTCGAAACCAGTGAATAGTCTAGGCTGTTCGACAAGTAATGTATCACCAAATGTTTCCCTTTCAGCCTCCGACATCTTCTCAGCATCCGGTACAATTAACTTCTCCATCAAGTTAACTATCTTGTTGGTAGTAGCAGCATTGCCCGGTTGGCGTACTAACGTTCTTAGCACTTGCGGTATAGCAAAGCGTTGGAACGAATAGAATGGCATCACCCGTCTGATAAAACTTTTCTCTATCTTAGTCAGACCGTGTAGATAATCAAAGAGATTATCTTCGACTACAGCGGCAGCTTGCTTAGGCGAATAGCCCATACGCAAACCTTGGATGAAACCAGACATCCGAGAATATGTTTCAAACGTGGAAGACATCTTCCAATATTTGAACAATTCTTTCGATAAAGTTACTTTATTTTTTGGATCATAGGAAAGTATCTCATCTACTTGCCTGAACATTTGTTCGCCAGATGCGTCAAAGTTGACAACCATTCCGTGTTCTCTACCAAGACGAACAACGTCAACCCCGCTATACCGCATACCAGACGGTTGGATGATTTCAATAGCTTTCGCAAACGATTGAATATCATCTTCTTTAATCAACCTTTCTAAAGCTACCCTACCAGCAAGAATGGCATCAACGCCACCTTCGCCAGATAGAGAATGTTTGTTCAAGATACTTTTAAATACTCCCGGTAATCCTTCTATTGGTTTGCCTCTGTAATAGTCCATAAGAAGCATAGATGCATCGAGGAATGATCTACCATCCATAGACTTAAAGGCTTTAGCATTAGTACCAAAAGCCATTTGCATAGTATTGCTAATCAATTGCTTGACAGCAAACGCTGGCTTTAAGATAGTTGCACCTTGTCTGAAATATCCCATCAACCTATCATATGCGTACAAGAAGTCATTAACAGTGGAGTTCATACCACTAGGGTAAACTGACTCTCCTAACGTTCTGATATCGTCTTTGATTTCAGAAGGGATAACCTTGTTAAATGCTTTGCTACCAATCTTTGTACCTTGTGGCAAGTTGTAGATGCCGTTCAAGGAATCTTCAAATTGCTTTACTGACAAGGCACGACGAGAAGATATAACACGAGCAGCGTATATCTTGGCAGCATCCAATTCAGGAACAAATCCATTAGCTTCGGCTTCTTGTAAAGTTAAAAACTCCCTTTTCTTTGACGAAGAAAGGGAGGTTGACAATCCTTTTTTAGTTTTGAAAAGAACAGACATCTCGCCAGGATCAGCCAAAGCTTTGTAATAACGAGGATAATAATTCAGCAATGCACTCTTGAGAAGTCCAGCTTCCATCTCAAGTTCCATTGCTGTCTTATATGATTGAGTCAAACCAGCAAAAGCAGCCATCTCCTTCGGAGCTAAAGTTACTTTAGAAAGCTCATCCCTATAGATTCTGTCTGCTTCTGTCTGAGTTAGACTTCTACCTATCCTTGCTTCGACTTCTCTGCTTTCATCGTCAATAGCGACGCCAAGCTTGCTGATCTTTTGTCGGCCTGCTTCATCAACACCTTCAAATAGTTTGACAATCTCTCGATGTACTTCTCCTACGTTATAGTTTTTAGCTTTCTCAAGAGCGGTAATAGCATTCTTGTATGGCTCTTCGTTTGGTCTGACAAAAGCATTCTTTGCCATTCTGCCAGCTTTAATGCCTGCGCCAAGAGCAGCACTGATTACAGGAATATTCTTTCCTACAATCATATCCCTAAACTTGACGATAGCATCAATCTTGCTGTCGAGATAATCAAGACCCATTATTCTCAACACTTCTTTCTGTTTACCGAATGGTAGACCGATAAGAAGGTTAATCTCTCGCGGCTTAAAATACTTCGAGGCAATAACAGGATCAAGATCAGCTAACTTTTGAATACGCTGGCTTGCCTTTTCGGTAACTTCCTCTGGCGCAAGCTTACGAATCACAGACTCGACAGGTTTCTGTCTTTTCAATTGTACTAATCCAGTCTTTGAAAACTTAGCCTTAGCACCAGCAGAGTTTAACTCATCAAGAGCCAAATCATTCATTCGACTTCTAGCAATAGTACCATTCTGAAGCTTACGCATAAGTTCAGGATCTTTGGCTAGTTCATCAAATTCCTGTAAGAACGAACTACGAACCTCGCCATACTTTTGCCTAGCTTCTGTCTTAGTAAACAAACTAGATTGAGCTTGTATACCTTTCCGTTCCGCTTCAATAACATTGGTTCTCACTTTGTTCTTAACCGTAGTCAATATTTCTTGCTGTGCTATATCTTTCTCAAGTCTGTGCAAAGTTTGTTCACCAAACTCTGTAAGAACTTTACGACCTACGGTTAAACCTTGTCGAGCAAACCCAATACCTAAATAGGTAGTTGGATCAAATGCTACATCTCCCATAAAACCTATAACAGAAGTAGCTTTAGGATACATCTTTGCAAACTCTGGCGCTCTACGTCTAATAACTTCAGAGTATGAAAGTTTATCCTTCGGACTAACAAACTCCTGAAATGCTCCAAGCATCGCATCGAAGATAGACTTCGACGGATCAGCCAAGCTATCGGCAAACTTGGCTGAGGCATACTGAGGACGCGAGATAAACTCTAATGCCGGAGCAATAGTGGAGAGGACTGCGCCACCCCAACCTTGTGCCGGTTCCGCATCAGATGGTAATTGTGCTTCATACGGAACTTGAGCCTGATATGGTTGTTGTGGCACAGTCTCGACCGGCAACTGCGCTTTATAGACATTTTGTGGCATTTCACACCTCTAAAGTTACTTTAGTTCTTGGTTGCTACATCAAGACGACCTTCTAACTCAGCAATCAATTTTGTCAATGCCTGTTTATCTGATTCGCTAGTTGCCCTATCTCTCTTATTCTTAGCTTTGATAAGTTCTTGTCTAAGCCATCGAGCCGTTCCTTGTTTACCAAGTTCTTTGGTAATCTTTTCATAAGTTCGACCAAGAAATCCAAGAGGACCGCTAGTATCATCAAAAGCAGATTTGCTAGCATCAAATTTCGATTTAAGTTTTTCGTTCTCATCCGTAGCCAATGCCAACCTAATAGCATCTGCATACTTGGGAGACTTATTACTCAATATGTCCATTTGAGCTTTAACCTGATCATCGTTGCCACCAGAATCTCTGATTTTTTTGATTTCATTGAGAAAGTGGTTAACGTCGTGTCCGTTATTGCCTTCAAGATTCTCTATGTCTTTCTTTCCTACTCTGAATCTTTCAGTAACTCCAAACTGATCATAGAAGTACATCAACCTTTCGCCATAGTCTGCTGACTCTACAAACTTAAAGCCTTGTGGAATGATGTACTTACCAAGATCATCTTTTCTGCCAGGAATTAATCTTGCTCCATCTGGACCTTGCACCTTGATCAATTCTTCTGTTCTGGCAGAAGTCATCGCGGCCATAGCAGCCTCGTGTTGGATTCGTTCCATACCAGTAAACTGACCATCACGTTGGGCCATTTGAAGCTTAAGCTGTCGAGTAAAATTCTGATCGCTCATTTGAACGGCAGCTTTGTTGAGCAGTTTCATATCGTCGGCAGTCAATCCTTCACCACCATTGCGTAACTTAGACATCATACCGGATACTTTTCCACCGTCCATAACCTTCGATGCAATCAGACTGTAGACAAGATTCTGTTGAGCAATCTTTGACTGATCCTCAAAATTGCCCTTACGTTGTGTTTCATCACGACGAAGGGCAAATTCTTTATCCTCTTCTCTCATCAGACTTTCCCAGGTTTTGGACAAATTGAACATACTCATAGCTTGGTCATTGTCCATACCTTTGAGAGTTTTCTGACCAGAGAGTTGTAGATTGTACATCTCAACATCTCTTTGCTTATCTCTCTGCTCTTTGGCAATATCGCGAGCCTCACCTCTGCCTTCAGCAGAAATCTGACGCTTCTCTGCCATCCGATTAGCAAGGTCTGTCAGACGAAATTGAGTAGCAACGTTAGCAATCTCTTGCTGCCGTCTATTACGCTCTTGTCGCTCAGCACCTTTCTCTTTAACCTGTTGGAGTAAAGCATCGCCAGGGCGTTCTGATCCAGCTGTACCTATTCCACGAGCAACGGATTCAATGATACGCTGCCAGATAGGAACTGGCTGTTGCCTTTCTTGTAATCCAGCTAGGATTTGTCTCAGCTCTTCTTCATTTTGCATATCATTCTCCTACTAAAGTTACTTTAGTTTTAGCCGTACCCACCATCGCCACCTACTGGCGGTCGTCCGGCTTTTCCTCCGGTTAATCCACCAAAGATAGAGCTAGAAGCAGCACCTAAGATTGGACCAACACCCGGTATCAACGATAGACCAGCACTAGCAATTCCAGCCAATGCACTCATAAGACCACTACGCTGTTGCTGCTTCATCTTCTCTTGCTCTAACAAATATTGTAAATCGAACTGTCTTGAGTTCTCTCTCAATTCAGATTGCTGTTGAGACAATTGAGCAGAAGGAACAGCACGAGCAGTATCTTGACCAAGCAATCCCATCAAGTATTGAATATCTTGACCTCTCAAGTTTATTGCTGCATCTCTCGATCCTGCCCTAGCTGCCAATTCTCTTTCGGCATCCTTACCAAGTTTATCAGATTGAACTATACCTTGTTCTTGCAGTAACCTAGCAGAAGCATCATTAGCCAGAGTAGAACGGTTATTGCCACTACCATACAAACCAGTAATCAGATCGCCTCTGCCCCTCTCGAACAACTGGTCAAGCTGATCTTGATTGCCCTTAGCTATAGCTTGCAATTCTGCCAGAGTATCTGGATCAAGCTTAGGCAATCCTGACGACATAGGCTGAGATGTTCTCTCAGTCAAAAGCTTCATCGCTTCTGCTATCCCAGGGTTTGTCTTCTCTAGTGGGAGTATGGCAGGGCGATCAGTAGTCTTCTCATTAACTTGACCAAGTTGTGGCGATCTGGCATCCATATTCCTTTCGAGCTTATGGATGTAGCCATATTGATCTTTATACTCAATACCGAAAGGAGTTCTGAAAGTTACCATATCTTCGGTAACTCCTGCCGGTAAGTCAATCTGGCCAAAATACTTGCCGACCAATTGGCTATACTCAGGACTGGCGTAAACTCTCTGTTCGTCAGAGCCTTGCAGTCCTAGCTTTTTGGCAAGCTTTTGGACTTCTGTTTGAAAGGCATTCAACGCCATAATTTCCTCCTAAAGTTACTTTAGCTCATCTGGCAAACAGCAACCTTGACCGATCTGATAGTTATATCGTTGTCGGCAACGCCTTCTGCCTGAACAAGTAGATTTAATACGTTGGAACCAAGGTTAGCTAAACCAGTAGGATTAGAAACTCTGGCATCAAATCTACCGCCTATCCCTGTAGCAGCGTTAGTACCTGCGCTATCCGTTTGCAATAATGCTCCCTCAAAACAACCATTTAAAATCAAAGAAGTAGAGCTTGCTCTTATCCCTTTCACCCTAAAATTCCAAGCAAGACCGTCTATGTCTATTACGCCTGTGTCTTCAAACGTGACCCCACCAATACTGATTACAACCCTCTTGTCGTTGTTATTAGTAGCAAAAATGCCACCAAATTCAGCTTCAAAGTAATCCAGATCAGCTGCTAGACTATTTATGGGAATATCATACGATAACAATGTATCAACACCAGCACCAACATTGCCAACGCTAGGCAAAGCCGAGTTAATAGTCTTAGGATAGCCAACAATGTACCCATTAGCTTTGATTTTAAAGGTATCTACTGAGTTCTGTTGACCTTTTACAATCAGGGCAGTTACGGCAGTATTGAGTTGATTTGCGTTTATAACGGGAGTAGTCGCGTGGGAGAACTTATGCAATATTTCAATCGAGTCTGTACCATTAAGTGCTCCAACAAGTTGGTTGAACTCGGAGTCTACCTGCGAATCTAAGATAAGAGTTCCGGCAACGAAATCATTTAGTCTAGCAAGTGCCATTGTATTTTCTCCTAAAGTTACTTTAGTTAATTACCGTACTACATCATAACTATTATCGCTTGATTCACAAACTCAATCTCAACTCTAACGTTCGATGTAGTCGAAGCAACTTGTGCTGATTCTCCAGGGTCCACCGTAAATGCAAAGTTAGTTTCTCGAACTTGAACTTGCGATATGTCTTGCCCAACAGATAAAGGTACAGATACTGTTGCTACTACTTGGCTAGTAAGATTGGCTCTGTGTACAGTAGTTGACCAAGAGCTTCCACCATTGGTACTGTGTTCCAAAAGATAGTCATTGAGAGCGCCACCGCCTACCAATACACCTTCAGTATTGTGATCTATCTTGAGTGTAACCAGTTTCTTAGTTCCATTCACTACAGGAAAACTAAACCATCTTATAGTCTTAGTGGTAGAACCGCCATCGTTAGATACAGTTTGCGTTAGAGCGTGCCCCGTATTGCTAGGCGTAGTTACTGCCAATCCACCTAGAGTAGCATCGGGAGATTGATTTGAAGTTGGATTTACAGTAATCATATTAAGATAGTTTCCTAAATCCTTCTATGTTAATAGAGACATCTCTTTCTGTTATAACTCCACTCCTGGCACTTATAACTGCATTTAGCATACTACCTTCCGATATAGACTGATCGGTAAAGTCGTCAGTATATACAGTGAATATAGTAGCGTTGCTATTGTTGAACGAGACGCCACTACCAATGTTGCCAACGCCTGAAATACTAGGCTTAAAGGTAACGCTTCCCCCCGAAGTATGACTTCCAGATTGATACCAAATATGTATTTTATTTATGAAACCACCTGTAATCGCAGGTATTCTCACAAATGGCAATACAACGTTGTCATTTATTCCGAAAGTCGAAGGATCGTCAATCTTATATGTAATAACAAAAGGAGCAATCTTGTCATCAACATACTTCTTTCTGGCGAATTGATTATCGGTAGTAGGGTTAGAACTTGGACCAACAGGAATACTACTGAACGTGTATATGCCAGCAGCACCAGATAATCCAAGACAGACTAGATCGCCATCTTTCTCTACTCTACCGACCTCAACGCCGCCAGAAAAAAACTCTAAGATATTGGCACTTGATGCAAGTTGATCGAATCTAGCTACAGCAAAAGAGTTATCGTTGCTGCGTACACGAATGTTTTTAGTCTGGTCAGTACCATTCAAGATATTGACCAGATTATTAAATTCGCTATCAACCTCGCTACTCAAAATCGTAGCCAATGGCTGGAAGTCGGTAATTCTTGCTGGTAATGACATATATTCTCCTAAAGTTACTTTAGTAACCCATTGCAGTCTTAACGAACTTCTCTCTTACAGAGGATAAATTCTTCTTCCCTTTTTTCTTCTTTGTTGCTTTCTTTCTCGACTTCTTCACATTTGGCAAATATCCTGCCGGATCACCTTTTGGCATATTTTCCTCCTAAAGTAACTTTAGTCAATTCCCGTAAGATCCGATGTCAATGGCAAGTAGTATACCGACAAGTTAAGCACTTCAAAAGCTTGATCTAATTGCGCATTCAAAACATCAAATGCCACGGAAGTTGCCTTCCTGCCATCATCATTAAACAGAAATCCTTTCCGTGCTACCTTACGAATTGGTTTCGATGTCAGATCGTATACGCCATCATCCCATTGCGCTTGGTCCCACAACGTACCAGTCACGTTAATCGAGTAATTGAACGAATAATTACCGTTAGCCTCTGATTGTTCATCATCGAAATAGTAATTGACAGCTATAGAACAACTAACAGTACGAATCAAGAATATGATAGTCCATTCAAAGTATTCCTTCCTAATATTCGGCATCGAGAAGTCATATGCCTTAGTCCTGAAATACTTACGATAAGCTTTTGATCCATCTGAATAAATCTTATCAACGGCAAGCGGTTTGTATGTACCAACATAGAAATCCGTACCATCCTGTCCACCAATAAGATATTCAATGTTATTGCCATTGCGAACCTTCTCAAAGCAAGTACCCCAGGCACCACCGTCGAAAGTAGTCCAGCGAATTTTATTCTCAAAGATTCGTCTGTAGTCCATAACATATGTAATGTTCCTGCCTACAGGTGAAGCTACTTGAGGAATAGATAGCCAATACTGAGTAACATCATCAAACACACCAGCCGAAATTTCCTCAACGTTCTTACTAATCAAGGAAATATCTCTAACTTTACGGCTAAGCAATGATTCCTCGAAATCTGCCACAGTCTCCACAGCCGATAAGCTGGCAACACCAGTCTCGGAAAGGAATAGAACATCATTCGCTACCGTCTTAATTGTATAAGGAGCAACGCAACCAATTTGATCCGAGTATAAATCCCAATGGATAAAATTCAAATTAGTTACTGGTTCGCTTACCATTATCGCAACGTGAATTGATCTGCGCTTAAAGACAAACAATCTTTTCCTAGTTGCGTGAATGCCGGTTATTACATCTCCGTCATCTGTGTCTCTGTCAAAGATCGCACCGTGAGAAGTAATTGCACCACCGTCGGTGTTCCACGATTCAGGATTACCAAGATCAGAACATTGAATCTGATTTGGTTGGTCAGCACGCACAATCCATAACCTGCTATTCCACAAAGTAACATATTTAGCTCTTGGTGGACTGCCACCCAATGCTGAAGCAGTACCGGGAGCAGGCCCAACAACCTTAACGGGATTGCTTCCAGAAGTAGCCTTATTAACTCCAACAGCAATACCGTTCATTATCTGCCATTGCCAAAATACATCGTCGGGTAATGTCAAGCTACCAGTTATATCGGTTATGTTACCATTTAACGCCCTTGAAATGAGCTTGGTTCCAGTAGTATAGAGAACACCAACGAATCCAGACTCATTCTGGAAGTTGAGCATACTCGTTATGCGCTGAGTATACGTGGTATTACTCCAAAGACTTGTACCCCAAATAGCACTACCCCAAAGAGAAGCACCACCAGCGCCAGAAACACCCGATCTTGTAACTAAGTTATCGCCTTGATCCAGCATCAAGTTTAGCTGATCAACTACCTCATCGTCTTCTATAGTGGGAGCAGGCGTAGAAGTATTGATCCCACCAGAAAACTTCTGCTGGCTAAATGGAGTCAATCTGATGTCTTCTATTTGAGTGAATGCCATAACTAAAGTTACTTTAGCCCCCGATTACTGCCACCTTAACCGAAGTCGTATCAGGATTTCTTACGAATATCTGAGCAGCAGCGACAGCAGTTTGGAATATAAGTTCCAAGCTTTCTCCCACTTTAATAGCATATCCGTAGTTAGATCCTGTTAGACCAGTAGCGCCTACTACGATTGCACCAGCATCTTTGGCACCAATCTTAATAGCGCTAATCTTAACGTATGTAAACGATGATCCTGTTGGAGTTATGATCTGATCGAGATGCTTAGCTCCGTCGCTGTCAACGAGGTTTAAGTTGCCTGATCCAAATGCCATATTACTCCCAGGTGTATCTTAGTCTGTGGTTATACATCCTAGCCGATGGAATATCAGTAGGTTCATTTACTGGTTCTTCAGCTGGCTTCTGTCTCTCCATCATAATAGCGGTAGCCAATAAACCATTGAAGTCTTGCATCTCGATAGATGCACCTGCATAGTTCTTGTCTACCTTCATCATCTTCGATCTGACATAACATTGGATAATCTCGTCAAAGCTTTCATCCAACGGAATCTCATAAGAAGAACCGATGTTGACAGGATGGAAATAATATTCTCCGATGATGGTAATTATCGAAGGTGGAATAGGCTGTACAGAAATACGCCTCAGAGGATTAGTTGCAACGACGATGTTGTCAGCATAAGACCAGAACTTAGGAGTACCTTGCTGTTCAAAGTCAACTCTAAGTTCAGCCTGCTTTCGCTTATCTCGATAAATAAGCTTAGTATCTGTGTTTGCAATCTGAAGCCATATTACTTGTCGCGCTTCCTCTGGCAGGTTATATTCTTGCTGAAGCGCAACGGTAGCAAAAGAAAATTCTTTCTTGAAGAATTTCCAGTTCGATTTAAGAGCAATTACCTTGAGAGCAGAAGCGATCCAATTTTCAACCATTGAGATAAAATTGGCATCGCTCTGCTTCTCGGCTTGCTCACGAACCAAAATCTGAGCTAACTGATTGACGGTCATAAAACCCCTAGAGTTATCGAGCTAAAGTAACTTTAGCGATTACTCTAGCTTTTATGCAGCCAATGTTTCGGCAACTGATTCTGCTTGATGATATGGGATTCTATACCGCTGTGGTACTTAGTAGTATGCTGCTTCACCAATTCGGTAAAGATATGGCGTCTAGCTTTTGGCACAGACTCCCATCCAGCAGGAAACCCATTGCTAACGGCAGAATCATAGTTGCAACCAACCGCTCTGCACATACTAGGTGTAACCTTAATTGGTTTCCTAATTACGAGCAGATGATTTACTTTGATATTCTTAGCCTTAAACTCCGCTTCCTCTTGTACTGGCTCTGGTTGCAGTATGCTATCATAAGAGAAGCCAGGGGCTTGTCGGCTTTCCTGAAGAAAGTTAATATCATCTTGCGTGAACAAGGCGTCCAATCTAGGAGTCGGATCTAGTTCCACTCCCTCGTCGTCTTCATCAAGAGCGAAGCCTTGAACATCTTGCATATCAGCTAAGGTAGGAGCAGCAGTGCCCCTACCTTGCCCTAACGTTTCATCGAGTTCTATATCAGGCTCAACGCCAAGTTGCATCCGTCTAGGCATTTTTCTTTAATCTCCTAACAAGTAATCCCGGTTGGTATGCCGTAGGAAGGATTTCTTCAACAGAATCTTGATTAACAAGCTTATGCTGTTTCTTCCTGCTATACGGCTTTGCAAGAGCTACTGATTCTTTGGCCTCACCCTCTCCGAGATTGTATTTCTCTTCTTCGACTAAAGTTACTTTAGCTTCAAGATACTCTTCACTATAATCATCTGCAAGCGTAAATTCTTGGTCAGCCTTTACTTGTTTAGCTAAAGGCTGACCAACACTTTTCTTTTGCATAATTACCCCGCAAGGTTAACGTCACCGAGGTTAGCACCAGTATCCACCAAACCGAATGCGCGACGACCGGCAGCGAAACGAATAGCCGCTATAACTTCCGCAGTTGTTGGCGTGGTAGCAGTAAGAAGTACAAGTCTTCCAGCAGTAGCAGAGGCACCCAAAGCATCACCTTCGGCAAAACCATCAGCCACCTTACAATTGTATACGCGACCTCTGATTTGCATCCAGCCAAAGGAGCTGGTTGCTTGAGATACGCGAGCTATACCTGCAACAACATCAGTAACGCCAGCAGTAGGAATTACCAGTCCAGGCTTAAGCGTATCGGAACCGGCATTGCTTATCATTAAAGCATCACCGCCAGCAGCCGCATCAGCACCAACAATGGTAGACCCTGCTTGCACATACATAAACTGTCCGCCAGGAGAATAGCGAACTGTTTCAGTAACTACAGAACCAGCAATGACACGATTGATAGTGATGACCCCAAATTTACCTCTAGGGTCATCCATAATCGTACTAAGATCGTGCTCTTGGGCAGTAGTCACTCGATCAATATCGAGAATATTAGTTGTACCAGCCATTTCTTGTCCTTTCTCCAAACTAAAGTAACTTTAGTTTATGCGAAGTCAATGTTATCAATTCTGAACTGACGCTGACGATTCGCAATCGTATAGTTAGCGTAGAACAGGACTTGTGCAACCTTACCGTCTTTGTCAGGCGGACGGACGAAAGGAGTCACGACGAAGTTCTTGCCTTTACCAATCTTAAGATGGAGAAAGTCGTTGTTCAGACCAAGGATTTCGTGATTGTCAGAACCGGCAACCAAAGAGAATCCAGGCATATCGTCATCCATCACCCAGGGAATGTTTTTGAAGAAGATGTTGACGAATCCAGCGTTAGCCAGATTAGCATCAGCCATCGAACCTTCTTTGACATACCGTTCGTTCTGAGTAATGGTGGATTCCATATACTCGTGAACCATCTGGTCTGACAGAAGAAGCGTAGTACGCTCAGAGTTACGCATCGCAGCGTTAACCATTGTGGTTACGAAACGGCGGAACTCAGCCATATCTTGGACGTTACCAAAGGAAAGACCGGCAGCACTGGTCAAAGCAACGTCGAAGTCTAGCCATTGATTCCTCCACCAAACATCAGTTTGGGAGTCAATGCCACCAACGACAGACCACAGACCACCCGCACCGCTCTCAACTAGGGCAGCGAAGCCAGTCAGGTCTTTACCGCTATTTCCAGTACCGTCACCGTGGGACTGACGGTTAACGAGCAGAGTCAGGGACTTCTGAAGCTGCATCGTCTTGGCTGTAAGAAGATTGATGATACGGGTACGATTACCGCTGTTGATGAACTCCTGACGACCAGAAATCATCAAAGATCCTGCAAGCTGAGCAATCAAGAACTCAGCGTTGGTCATACCGTCTTGCGGAGTCAGATCAATTGGGTCCCAATCTCGATAGGAACCAGTTGTACTGTTCTCGTCAAACAGGATGGGTTCGTTGTAGGAAAGAGCGCCTTCCTCTTCCTCAACGAAACCACGCTGTTTCATTTGAACAATAGCCGCGTTCTTGCCGGTGATATTATCGGCAAGTTCGGGTCTGTGCAGACGCAACGTGGTCGTTGCCAATTGCTCGAAGTTTACGTTCGGCATTTCTAAACATTGCTTTCTCCCTCTCTTGGTTGATATTGGACTAAAGTTACTTTAGCCTAGAGTTCACCACGACTTAATTTCTTTAAAGCTTCCATAGCACTCTCTTTAACGCTACGACCTTTCTTTCTAAGAGGTACGCGATTACCAGTAGTAACCACTTCCTCATCGTCTGCATCACTCTTAACTTGCTTCTTCTCCTTGATAACCTGTTGCTTGGTCTTTCGTGGAGTAGACTTAACCATCCCGTTTTCTTTCAACGTAGAATAAGCCTCTTCAACAGACATCGAACCTTTTGACGCAAGCATCAATCTAGCAACAAGCGGAGCAGCATCAATGAACGTTTGACCATATCTGCCAGCCGCAGCGTCGAACTGTGACCGAACGGTAGCGGCCTGCATAGCGTCCTGATGTGGTGCTAAACGATTGTCAATAAGCTTAGCAACTCTCTTTTCGATGGTGGAAAGAAGTTTCTTCGGATCATCTAAATCCTCTAAATCTTCCTCTTCTTCTTCAGTGACTTTGGCCTTACCCCTACCGTCAACGATGGCAGTAGCCATCTTATCAATCAGACCTTCAATCCGATTGAATCTGGCCTCGATGTTGTCGTCCGATTTAGACTTTGATCGAGAGGGTTTTTCTTCCACTTCCTCTTCGTCATCTTCGCCTGTCGAGCTATCATCGTCGGCTAGCTCATACTCTTGTTCCTCTTCCTCTTCTCCTACATCCTTGTCTTCTTCCTCTGACTCATCGAGTTCAAACTGGATGCCATCGTCAGTCATAGTCATACTCTTGATCGAATCTACATCGAACTTTGACATATTACTTCCTCTCGAATGTGATTGTTACCGTATCTTCAGTTTCGTTACTGTATACGATATTATGTGTTCTCTTATTAACGACAATACAAACATTACCCATCCTTTCGACGGGCATAGTCAGCTGATCCAATTCTTTGTTGAGCTGCTCAACTAAAGTTACTTTAGTCGGTAATGGCTCTACGGGAGTCATATCCAAAGATTCGTATAGATCATCATCGTGACCCATACACACTGTATCAGTTTTCAGACCAAACAGACTGTCAAACGCAGCACTCCTATCAAAGATGTTTCTCTTGATAGTATCTTCGACAGGCTTATACGGAAGTACCTCATCGATGTTATCACTGGCATTCATCAACACCTCTCGCTCTAGTTTAGTAGGCTTGCGATAATGGAGAAAGAATTTACGATCTTCCTCTGCTTGCTGAGTCTCATACATATTCACATCAGCAATCCACTTCTGCTCAAGCAGACGAATCTTAGCTTGGAGAAGATTGATAACTTTTTCCTTGCGATCTTCCGGCATATCATTAAACTCTTTCTTCAATGAATCTGAAATGATTGTTTGTGGTTTTGGATAACCCACATCAATTCTATCATAATGGACATATCCACCCATAACGCCTCCTTACTTGTAAGCAGCGATTTGCTGTTCGGTAAAACCGTCTTGTTTCATTTCGACAATATCCACATCTTCGGCAAAGGCTTCAGGCTGACCTCGAATGATATGAGTATTGTCAGGACTAAAATCGTGATCCATAACATTCTTAGCAACAACCTTTTCAATCTGATTAAAATCTTTCTCTTCTTGCTCTTTCTTTTCCCTCTCGACGTGTTTAGTAAGGTACTCACGATCACCTCTATTAGTCACATCGTACAACTCACGCTTATTGCCAAATCTATCACGATGTCTTGCATCATCCCATTTCTTTTTATCAGTAAAGTATCCTACGTCTGTCATTACTCCCATCCACATATCATCTGGTCGTGGAGAGTAAAGAGAATCAAGGAATTCTACCTTATGCTCAGAATCCTCGTGGCACTCCTGCATAGTGGGATCATCCGTATAGGTGACACCATCATTATGCTTCCAGGGATACCACTCTTCCCATCTATTTTTGCAACACTCGCAATAAAATTCATACATTGGCATAGTATTACCCTCTCTATCAGAAGCTAAAGTAACTTTAGCGAGAGGGCACCAAAGTTACTTTAGCTCTTATCTGGCATTTACGCCAGAAACTAATTGAGACGACAAGTATTTGAGATTCGTCTCAAACTTAAGGGCGACAAGAGTAATAGAGAGATAACACTTTCGCTCTGCCAACTGAGCTACCCGTACCATAAAATGGGCACGGGGTTGGACTCGAACCAACGACCTAAAGTTTAGGATGTACTCCCTAAAGCATTCGCCCTATGCCATTGGAGAGACTCGAACTCTCACGTCCTGTCAAGAACACCCGTTTTACAGACGGGTCGGGATACCAACTTCCCAACAATGGCACTAAAGTAACTTTAGGAGCGACTAGAGGTGTAGAAACATTCAGAATGATAGAATGTAGTTCCTACGAGCATTCGCTCCTGAACTGGAGGGCATAGACGTTACGTGGCCTATGCCCTCTGTCGCCTAGCGCTGCCACATAACACAGCGGTTCGGCCCAATGGTAGCCGCCAACTCCGTTGGTACTCTTTCGAGAACAGGAAGACGGAGAATAAGACGGCTAGCTTGGCATCGGGGCAGGGATTTAAACCCTACTCTTCCCTCCTTTCAGGAATGGAGAGCGTGCGTCATACACCACCCGACATAACTTATTTAATATTGATACCAATGCCGGAATAGAATCTATTCTCGGCAGGCGATAGCAATGCGCCCTTTCGCTTCTGGCCATAGGCCAAAGGCCGAACGGTGAATCGTCCGAAGTCAAGGTCTGCGCCGAATTGGATTTCACGGCAGAACTCTTTCTCAAGACCATCCGCCGACTCGTATCCAACGTGAAAACTTGCAAACGGACTGAAGAAACTTTTCTTATATCTCAATCTTGCTCCGACCAGAACAGTGTTAAGATCGTTACTAAAGTCTCGCTGATAAGTTCCAACACCGGCAAAGCTAAACTCGCCAGCTTGGACAGCCCTTGCTTCAACCTCGGCAGAAACGGCTTGCGCGTACTCGACGATATTTTTCGGATTCAGTGCCTCCGGTCTATACTGCTCCTTATTAAGAGCAGAAACGTTAAATCGAAACTGTTGAGCGTTCGCTACTACACCAAACGCCAGAACCAAACTAAGAACCGCGAATAGATTTTTCATATCTCCCTTTCGACTAAAGTAACTTTAGTCCTAAATTCCTGATGGATTTCCGTTTTGGCCACCAGCAGCAGTTGCTTGGCCAGAAATTTGTCTTAACAAGTCTTGCGAATTCATTGTCTGTTGTTGTGGTAACTGTTGTCCCAACTGACTAGACGTAATTACTTGTGGAGGTTGAATAGGTTGATTCGCCGGAGCAAAGAACCTACCAATATCCTTATAATCAAACGCCTCAATGACCCATTTAAACAACTCTTGAAAGTTAATCGGTAACTGTTGTCCAGCTTGCATAGCTGTCTGCCACATCTGAGCAATGATCTGAAACAACTGTATACGCTGATTCTTATCAACAGCCGGATCATACTTAGGCGCGCTGATAGTCTCCATCTCAATGATGATTTCATCCTTGAGGTCTTGTGGAGAGTATTCAACAAAGAACTCACCTTGGGCACCGACAACACGTACAACTTGCGACCTTGAATAGTTGGCAGCAATATGAGTATTTAGCTGCATTCCTATTCCAAGATAGAAATCGTCAACCGATTTAATCTTGTGCGCAAGCTTAGAAGTAAAGACGTTAACTCTTGTCCCTACTTCACCGGCAGTTGTTCTGCTTGGAAGTTGACCACCACGAATCAATTGATCCACGCCAGTCATTGTTTCGATATCAGCCTTAATCAGTTGTTCCACCAAGATATAATCTTGTGGCATAGGAACATCTTCGATAGGCTTAACCGATCCAGTTGCAGGAACTTTTATGTATGCCCCATCTTCACCGCCAGCAAGCTTTTCAAGTTCGTCATTCTCTATTGAGTTTAAAGCTTCATACTTTCTAGCAGAAAATCTGCGTCTGTGATGGAAGCTAAACGTTCTGTGTCGGTTCAATTCATATGCCTGATCTTGGATCATATAGTGTACACCAACACCATACCATTCGTCAGGCAACAGAACAAAATCAACTTTCTTATAGGGGAATTCTCCCTTCAAGTAGTCGTATGGCGACCTCGCCTCAAGCAAAGGCTCAGGCACGCCATCAGCAAATACGTAATACTTGTTATGCTTCTTATCCCAAATCTCATACAGAATCGCAAGCTCAGATTCTGGATTGATGTATGTCTCTTCAGTAGCTCCGCTTGGATATCCTGGCACCTGATCACTGCTGTACTCAGGGTAGACAAGGTTTTTAGTGTTGAGCTTGTATTCACCACTACGCAACTTGCGAGTAACTGACGACTTGTAAGCATCATTAACCGCAACGTCTGTTGCATATTTGTAGTAACGTTCACAACACCACCTTGCCGTCTCCAAGTTACGCTCAGAGGCATTTGGATCAAAGAAAAAATCGAACGGTCTGACTCTTTTTGCATAGACTGACTCATCAGCAATATAATCCTCATAAACTATATCGCCAGCAGCAGCTAATGTCGCTTCGTCAATCTTACGGGTGAATCCCGTTTTGGCTACACCGTGACCGATGATAAGATCATCGTAAACAGATTTCAGCAATTGATCGAAGACTTTCTTTCTATCGCATTCGTAGTTAAGTACCGCTTCTTGAATCATTGACGATACATAACCATCCGGCTTTCTGGCCTTACCCTTGTACTCAGGATTTGTATTAACCAGAAATGGAGCAAGAGTCATTATCTGAGAAGCCAGGATATTGATCGTAATCTGATCTGCCGGATTATCCGATGCCTTATCCTGGCCTTCATCTACCATCTCGTTCCACTGCATACCTTTGTAATCCCGGTATGCTCGCTTCCAGAGAGCGTCACCGTTCCACAGATTCGCACGCCAGAAGATGGCCGTTTGAATCCTAGCGGCCCACAGGTTGTATGCATCTGCTCCTGTTTTTGCTTCTTGTTCTAACGGTGACATTTGCTCTCCTAAATCCTACTAAAGTTACTTTAGTTATTATCTTTATAAATCTTTGCCCTAACTGCACAATCTTTAGCTTCGAGTAGCTTTCTCAAAGCAACAGTTCTTTCTGGATTACGAGGAAGGCTATTGACTATCCAATTAGCCACGCTATAAAACTGATAACTAACTGTTTGCAAATCTATCGGCAAATGCGAATACTCGAAGAATTGCATCATCGGCTCATATACATTGTCCATCTAACTTCCTACTAAAGTTACTTTAGTACGAAATCCTACGTCTTTGTTTGTTCAAGGCTCGCTCATAATTGCTTCTGCCATCTCTTTTCTCTACTAGCTGTCGCATATAACCGTGAGTTAGTCCGACAGTTTTCGGAGGCGGAGAAGAAGCACGAATCTTAATGTCCTTGGCCATTTGGATGGCAATCATCCAAGCCATAACAATATCATCGTGTTTACCTGGAGAAGCCGCAAGCACTTTCGTCTTAGGATGTTCCACGAAGGATTTCATTTGCGAAAGCAACTCTTCTGAGTTAACAACAACATCCATATTGTCAACAGCGTACATAGCATCTCTAGCCATAATCTGTTTTGTGTCATCATTAGTGATATAACCCCATTGCACATCACCACTAATTGCAACTTTAAATGGATGCAAATAGTAGTAAAGATTCGGATACCGATAATTCTTCAGAAGATACTCTAATGCTGCGTACCCTCCTTTGTCGTTTCGCTCGACTCCGAGTTTGCACCAGTTGTACAACTCGCCAAGAAAATTACATACACCTGCGAACTCGGCAGGCTGAATGACATCGCTAAATGTGGCAACCTCTTCCAAAGTGGGGAGTTCCAGTACCACCACCGAACTGTGATCACCTCCTTTAACTCCCTGTGCCCCGTCTGCGCCTGCGACATAAACCTTCTCCTTTTCAGGTGGTTTAAATATTTGCAAGTGTCCATACGATTGCTCTTGAAACTTTAAGTTACAATCTCTAACCGAATGGTCGTGTCTATATCTATAGCGTGTTGGCTTTTGTACTTTCTTCCGATACTCATCCATCTCAATCAATCGTTGAGCGGAGAAGATGGATTGAGTTTTCATACCCCAAGCGTCTTCGGGAATAGTTGGATACTCTTGTTTGAATGCCCATTTGTTGCCAAGACATTCAGTATCAATCTTCCCACGACGCCAGAGCAACCGACACATTGACTCTTTTTGCAGCCAAACCTCGTAATCTTCGCCTTCTTGATCTGGAAAATCACAGTTTTCGCTATAATAATCCATCTCTGGATACCAGAACTGAAGCTGCGATATGATTCTTTCTCGCTCTGAAATCTCATCTCCGTACTTGGATTCAGGATTTACAGAAAGCTCGAAGTAATCTACTAAAGTAACTTTAGTTCTATATTCGTCGTCTGCAAGCCACGAAACGAATATCTTATCGTACCCATTGTCAGGATCATCCCAGAATTCCTTGCCATAATTCTCACCTTGAGCCGTACTCTCGATGAAAATAAAGGTATTCGGGAGCTTCGGAATCGCCTGTTGGAGCGAAATCATACGCTTCGGAACATCAATTCCAAGTGTAGGCCACGAGCAAAACTCGGTCAGATGCGCTCCTTGGAAGGTGTAAGACTTGCCGAGATGTTCATTATCGGCAGTACGCACCATCATAAAGGAGTCTAGTCCTATGTCTTTTCTGACCTCTTTACCATTATTGATACTCTTAATAGGAGTAGCAAAGTGAACCATTTCTCGGTTCATCTTCTTAAATTCCGGTTGTAATACCGGATGTGAATGGTAATAGTAGCTCTGTAACCTATCGCATATGTTTTGGGCAGACGCCATATCGTGCGAAACGAAGAGGAATCGCCTATTTTTATTCAAAGAACAAAGCCAGTAAATAAAGGCCGTGAACAAAGTAGTAAAGCCTAACTGCCGACCTTTGATCACGTACATTCGGACTGGTATGCCCGCTGCGATCTTTCGCAGAATTTCCCGAACTACGTAACGCTGCGCTCTATTAAGAACCAGCCTGACAAGTTGCATCTTCTTGTCAGTAATCCAAAGGTTAAACTTCGCGTATAATGCAAAACTAGCAATTAACTTCGGCAGATATTTCTTTACTACTTCGTTACGAACCATAAAGTTACTTTAGCCGCTGAACATACGCAAGTCTTTTACTTGTCTGTGCTCCTTTTGCAACCTGTCATTCTCTTCACGTTGCTTCTGAGCTTCTTGTTCGCCAAGATCAAGGTCTTGGTATACCACATCTGCTCTAGTGGGAGATACGGTATGCGGAATCTCGATTGACTTAACGATCTTGAACACTCCGTAATCGGGACAAGCCATAGAGACGCAAGCAAAGTACATAGTTTCGCCACGACTTTCTCTATACAAGTGCGATCCGCATTCGCAAACCAATTCTGGCATCAAGAACATCTTCATCACGGAAATCCTCTGTGCCCCATCAACGCAACTCTAAACTTATGAGCAGTGGCAATGGAAGCGGTTACGACTCTGGCCTTTATTTCAGTATTGGCAGGGACTCTAACTGCCGATATAGTAAAATTCTGCACAACAAATGGTACTACGCCAAGATAAGCAACAGGAACTATATTATCGTAATTGGGAGAATTAGTACCTATGCTAATCACGGCCGGAGTAATTACCGTATCAACTTCGACGGCCTCAATCTGAGCAACCATAGGATGGCATTGGTCGTCTTCTGTATCGGTAATAACTGTCGAACCTGTTGATTCGGCATCAATATCGTCTGTTGAACCAACTAGAAAAAGTCCAATGTTATTTGTCATCTGCGATCCTTTCTACCGTAAGTTCCTTTTTCATCAGGAAACAAGTCTGTTACGTCGTCGTCTTCATCTAAAGTAACTTTAGTAACTGGTTTATCGTGTGCTTCGTCCAGCAACCTTTCCAGATTGAGATTGAGTTCGACTCCGCTTTTCAATGCGCCTTTGATCTTGCCCAAAGTATTGATCGCAGAGAGCTTCTCTTTATTATCGCCGGTTCTGAGAATATCGCGTAACTTGTTAATAGCCTCGCCGTGCCATAACAAAGTCAACTTGGCATTTGTGAACAGCGTGACAGTCTCCAAGAATTCATCGCTTCCCAAAAGACGTATAGCGTCCATAACATCAATGCCAAACTGATCTGCTATATCATTCGCAGTGGAGACTTGGTTATCGGATACAGCGGAAGCAATCTCCACTTCCAATCTCTTGCGTTCAAGCGCGTCATAATTATCATATTTTTGTAGTGGGAAGTCTTCCATATCTGTAAATTGGAATTACCTGTCTTCCTAATGCTTTGTTCTCAATCACAATAGGGACACGCTTATAGTATATCTCAAACTCGACTTCTTTGCCTCTGGCATATTCTTCGTAATTGGTATCGCCTTCTCCAGACGCTTTCTTCAATTCATCATAGACTTCTTCACTAACACCAAAAGCTTTGATTAGTTGTTCTGGACCACGAACACTGGCAATCCATAACTCATTGAATAGTGGGAAAGCTATAGCTGCGAATTTCTTTTGTCTCTCCCGCTCCAATTCAAAGTGATCTTCGAGATGCTTGATATGTTCTTCTAAAGTAACTTTAGTATCTTCTTCCTCCCATTCTTTCTGCATTCTTTCAGCATCTTGCTTACACAATACAGCGTGGTACTCACTAAGAGAGATACCCATCTTTTTGGCTTCTTCTTTTTCTTTAGTAACAGTCATATTCAAGCTGAACAAAGCTTGATGCAACTTGGCCAAAGACGTTAAGTCGCGCACGACCAATTGTGTAATAGGCTCAGCATATCCTGGGTCTTTTATCTGATAAATCTCGATACCTCTTAATGGTACTCCCAATATGGTAGCAACATAATATCTATAACCTTCAGGCGGAATTGGCAGATGTGGTTCGCTCATTTTTCTCCTTATACTCTTTTTCCCATTCTTCCAGAAATGTTCTTAACTCTTTAACTTGATCCATATCAGTAAATGTGTAGAATCCTCTTAATGTTGGATTCATCGTACTCTCAACACCGATAAAACCAACAAGCTTACCTTTTCTCCAAAAGAATCCACATCTCATTTGTTCTGATGTTTTTTTATTGTAAAGATCAAGTGGCATATTCTCTCCTAAAGTAACTTTATTTCTGAATCAGTATGATCAGTAGCAAAGTAATTAACCCACAATATACTGACATCAGAATTTGTACCCATTCCAGTCTATCAATAAGCTTTTGCAACTGATCTATCTTGCATTGCTGCATCTTTCGTTCTTCGTTATCCATTGATATTATTCATCCTTCCTGATGGTTTACCTGCGATAAACGAGTTATAGTAAAAATAAACACCTTTTTCCGTCCATACTATTGGACTTATTCTTTGAACGTAAAACTCGTCATTAGCATTCTGGATCACTTTCGCTACGTTGACGGTTGTACGCTTCTTTAGTGGGAGTATTGAACTCAGTGTCGCGGTCAACAATCCCTTTAGAAAGTTTCTTCGCTTCATCGTTGTCTACCAGAGTGAAGTTGTGAACGTAAGCTCTCCCTGGTATACCTCCACGGATTCTTGCAACGTCAAATTGCAATTGAATTATCTTTGACCATATCTCAGTTAACTGTTTGTCAATATTGGTCAAATGTTCTAGTATCTTAGGATTGTCTCTCTTTAACACCAGAACTTGATCGTGAAGTAGATTCAATCTAGCTTCTATTCCACTATTTGTCATATTACCTCCCTCTAAAGTAACTTTAGAAAAATAGGAGAGAGAAAACTTGTAATCTTCCCTCTCCATACCAGTGCGCAAAACCTAAACCCTCAACGAAAGGAATAAAGTAACTTTAGGGAAAAACGAATAAAAACCTAAAGTTACTTTAGACTCGTATGGCTTATATAAATAAACTATCACACCATACATACAGTGTGTAAATTACTAATTATTTGGAATTCTAATGTGGAAGGATTAAAGGTGGGACTATTAAGGAAGAATAATTTATTAACACTTTTCCATAAAGTTACTTTATCTTTTTCTTCTTACTTCTATCCATTATTATTTGATTAGCATATAATGTATTAGGATATAGTAGTAAGTAATTATCTAATACTATTTGTCTTCTCTTCTCTAGTGGGAGTGAAGCAAAGTAAGCATATTCTTCAAATGTTAGATCAGATAATCTTTTACCTAATAGATCATACTTCTTTAAACTTGTCTTTCTCATATAATTTTTTTTTGGTGGGATATCAGCGATGGTCAACATCAAAGAAGGGGTGATGGGTCAATGGGTAGTGGCTTCATTATTATGGTACTAAAGTTACTTTACCCTATGTAGATGTCTACTTTCTTCATTATTATATGATCTATTAGTTGCGTCTGATAATGAGTTTTATGTTACATCATATAGCTTACTACATAGCATCATATTAGCAATAAAGTAGCTATATCTAATGGGTTATCTTACTTGTTTTATTACAGTTACATATGTTAATCTTATGGTACACTCCACTTGACGCATACGACCATATACACCATAAAGCTAATAAACATAACAATTAACTTGGTATGTCTTACCGCGCACCTGTAGAATCTCATCTATGAAACATTTGTGTCAATCCCACTATCCTTATAAGCATTCGATAAAGTTACTTTATTTCCTTTATTCTCATATATTTATTTTCTCTAAACTATTTGGTGTACATAATCTACCATTTGGTATATTCTGTAACTATTTGTGTTTATTGATGATAAGCTGTGTTTGTTCATTTGATAGCTAAATGAGCATACGATATGGTGTAATAACAGGCCAGAAATAAAGTAACTTTAGTCCTAAGTCTATTGCTATCAATGATTTCATATTGTGGCACATACGTTGCTTATTACCATTGTGCAAGCGGGACAACAAAAAGCAATAGCTTGGATAACCCGTTTGTCGCGCGAAAGCGCGAATAGCGCTCGTTGATATTTAGTGGGAAGTGATTAACGCGAAGTATCTGATGCGTATCTGACAATTGAGTCTACTAGCTTAGATAGATTGAGTAGATCGCTAACACGATGAAGTATCATCACTCCCACTATTTTTTAACATTGAAAAACGAAAGGATATGCTTATGCCAAAAATAGAAAAAGAAATGGCAGAAGCTATTTCTATCAGATGCCGCGAGCGTAACGGCGTCGAATACTTCATTGAATTCGAGTCTGCCGTTAAGCTTATTGTATTAGAGCGTAATTCGTCTGACGATAAGAGTTACCACGTTACACAAGATATGGTAAATGATTATCTGTTAGATGGATTTACAATCAAAACGTTTCGCGCTGTCTACGCCATAAATGGCGAAGATTTCGCATTTGACGAATGAGGAAATATGCTTAACCATTTCTATGTGCCTATGAACAAAGGCTATCGTACCGCGCCAGTTAAGAACTATTTTCTTAAGCCTAGCAAGACTTATACCAAATGGTTTAGAATTGGCAAGGTAAAGCTTATGATTAGCTTTCCGTTGTTTTGGCGTTAAACAGAAACGCTCTAAAGTAACTTTAGGGCGTCCACAGGATAGAGCAAACTTGCCTGTGTTGAATAAAGTGGTTTGCTCACAGTTCTTTATCAATTTAATCACAGAGTATGTATGTGTAAACGATTGTTTACACCACAACATATAGTGTCAACGATTGTTTACACTACCATATTTTGTGGTTGACAGCCACTAAATTAGAGCGTATGCTCTTTTTTAGATCAGATATTTGACAATTTGACTAAAGTTACTTTATTTGCAAGGCGCATACGCTTGTGCCTGAGAGCAAATAATAAAGTTACTTTAGTCCTTTTTTCCTTAAGGAGAATAGAAATGGCTACAGAAAAGACGCAAAAGAATATCATTCGACCGGGCGATTTCGTAAACGTTCCGTTTGATAATGTCAAATCTGCTACGGATGTCATTCCGCAGCTTGGCAGTGAACGCGATGAGTACGTTTCCATTTGGGAGCGTATGTATTTCGACAAAGACTCTAAAATGTCTTTGAAGAAAGAGGTTTACGATAACCTTACCGAAATGTATCTCGACATAAAAGAGAATTACATTCGCGTACCGACGCAAGGTTTTCTGAGGAAAGATGGTAATTTCTACCTGATTTCCGGTCGTCAACGTCGCGGTCTGGTAGACGTTGCTCGCAGACGTGAGCAACTATTCCTTGATAAGACCTTTCCCGTTTGCGTTATCAAAGAGGATGAAATGGATAAGCTTCTCGCTTCCCAATTTATCATCAATGATAAGACCGTGGAAGAGTCTTTTATGTCCATTGCCGCGTATATCAGAGGATTTCGCGGTATGAACAAGAAAAACAAGGAAATCGCGCAATTGCTCAAGAAATCTGAAATGTGGATTTCAAAGGTTGCGCGTGTTGACGAGTCGCCATACTTGGCAAGCCTGGTTAAGGATGAGATTATTTCCCTCGACACTTGTTCTGATCAGTTTGCGCAAAAAGACTTTCTTGATGCGTTCCGTGATCCAACCACCAAAAAAATCGACGATAACAAGCTGAAAGCAAAAGTTCAGCCTATCCTCGATGAAATGGTTACACAAGGTAAGGCTCTTTCGCGCAATGCCGTCCGTTCACATATGAAGCAAGTGGCTTCACCTGACGGCGGCAAAGGAACGCCGAAATCTGCTTTCAGCCGTGACGACTTGAAAAAGATGTTTGCGTCCGAAGTAGGTATTCAGATTCCATTGCCATTCAAGATGTTTATCGGCGCTCTGTTAGGTAAAGAGCATTATTCCAAATCCGAAGTTCTTGCTATTTGTAAGGATTTGGAATGGATCAAAACGATTGATTTCCGTTCAAAGAAAGAAATCCTCGCCGATAAACGGCGCGCGGCGGCTTTGAATGCTGCGAATGAACAGAAGGAAATGGACAAGCTTACTAATCCTCCGACCGTCAAGGGCGATACTGCTGAATTAGAGCGGACGCATCCTGACGCACACGACGACGACGAATCCGACGGCGAGTTGAATTCGTGGGAGTACGAGGACGATCAGGAAAGCTAAATCAATTGGGATGGAGTGTGCGGTATACACTCCATCCCTCATTTTATAAAGTTACTTTAGTTTTTGAGGGAAAAATGATATGGATTTCGACCTAAAAATCGTCGAAGGCAATCTGGTTTGTGATGTCCAAAACTTCAAGATTTACTACTTTGAAAATGGCGTGGTTACTTATCCTCTTGCAATAGCGACAGCGCTTGGCATAGAATGGTTTTTTGCTACGTCTTACCGATTTTCGTTTGGTGTTTATTTCGTATACATCAAAAACGAAAACGATTGGATATGTTCGATCAAAGATGTCCGATGAGCAAACTCAAGGCTACCTACAAGGAGGGTTGTGGGTAGCCTATTTTTTTGTCCAAATTACCCTCCCGACAGGTCTTAGACAATAAGCTAACCTTGCGAGGTCTAAGACTCTTAGAAAATAAAGTAACTTTAGACAAGTTTTGGTACTATGTAGATTACTACCATATTCATTATAATGCATTGCATAGTGTGGCTATAACTCCTTTGTTTTCTTACGTTACCGATACCATTTGATTTGGTCCATAGTAGGGCATAGGCAACGGTATAAAAAGCTTACCACGGTCTTCTAATCGCAAAAGAAATGCCGTCTGTAGATGATACTTGCAAGGTCTGGAAACGATCAGCAAGGACAATACCACAACATATAGTGTATGTAGTAATCTACATACTACATTTTGTAGTTGACAAATTCTAATCTTTAGTGTATCATTACGATACGCTTGGAGACTGCGTTCGGATAGTAAAGTTACTTTAGTTCGCAAGCGCGATACGATAACGCCTCACCCTCGGTTAGAAATGACGAGTCACAGTATGACACAAGCTGTGATCCTCTTACGAGGCGATTGTCAACTAAAGTAACTTTATTTATTCGATCTTAATGGATTGGACGGGCTGCTAATTCTTTGGGCTAAAACATCCACGGTCTTGGGACAGGCAGCGCGATTGCAACCATCCATTAGGTGCTAGCCGTATGGTTATATTAACAGGGGCTGTGCGGCTAGTAATAACTGGCATAGGCACCATAGTGCGATTCGCAGATCGGCGCAGATTTGTAATCGAGGGAACCTATGGTGTCTATGTCCTTTATGGGCAACGGTACAGGTATCGGTGAGTTTAATCCGTGCCTCATTCTAGCAGATGTCACACGGATTAGCCTGTACCGTTCCCACCTCACATCCCAAATCTTTTTTGCTAAAGTAACTTTAGGATTTCCCTCTTATGGTCTTTAGCGGAGAAGTTACAATGACAAGTCAAACGAGCATAAGTTCATCCGTCCGTCCGGTAGACGGGCATACCTTAGACAATACCCTTCCTAGTAGAACACACCAAGTTCGATATACATTTCGTGTAGGTACTAATCCCAAAAATCTATCAACCGTTCTTGCTATCTCTTACGACCAAGCAGCAATCTTTGTTGCTAGGAAAGTATACGGGGCTAATGCATCAACCAGAGTCAAGGGCATCCCTTACTATGCAGATTGCTGCGGATACTTTCAAGCCATCAATATTCTGCGCAACAATAAGTCGTATCCGATAGGGGAACCGTTTTACCTACAGCGAGTGTGCAATACCTGCAAAGATAAACCACTAACAAAAGCAGCAATCGCAGGCTAAAGTAACTTTAGTCTTGGAGGCTTTATGGATGATAAAATCCTTGAGGCCGCCGTAAGATCAATATTAGTTCACGTAGCCAAAGAAGCGAATGTGGACTATTTGTACGCCTTAGATCAAATGAAATTGGTCTGCGACGGCCTTGTCGAACGTGGTGATAAAGCGGTTACTGGTAGAGACTTAATCGCTTTAACAGTAATGCGTATCAAACAACAATCAAAAAAATAGGAGGTCACTATGTGGCTTTATGTCTTGAATGAAGTAAAGAAGCCTATTCTTGCGGATTCATTCGACGTATGGGTCCAATGGCTACAGAAGAATATGGAGAATCGTACCGTTGCGTCAACTGAACTGGACGATGGGACGTATATCCTAACAGTATTCTTGGCGCATAGTACGCCATTCTCGGATAAACAAAACCCACAGACGTTTCAGACTATGATAGTCGGAGGCGACCATCATATGAAGGAACGATACTACACATCGTGGGAATCAGCAGAGAAGGGACACGAAGAAGTAGTGGCGGCAGTTCTGGCAGACAACGATCCAATTTGGCCGGAAGATATAGAGCTGCCCGACTTCTCGGAACGTTTGATGGATTTCTACGGAGTAATCCACTAAAGTTACTTTATGATGATCATAGAGTACAAAGTGTTAGGCTCTCCCACTATCATATCTGAGAGACTATGTAATGAACTTGGATTTGAGGGTTGGCTCTTAACAAGTATAGTTTTTGATCGAGATGTTCATCTATACTATTTCTACTTTGTTAGAGAGGTAAGAGAGGACACCGATATTACTGACGCCGAACAGGATAAACCCCAAAAACGTTCTGCTCGGAGTAAACCAAAACTCTGAAGCTAATAATATGGTCTTAGGAGCAAACACAGGATAGTACGAACCAGAGGGTTCATCACGAAAGGATTTCCCGCGTATGCATCCCTCACCGATCAACGAGTTAATGCATATCTCTGTTAGGTTGATCATACACTATGATCAAGCTACTGATCATACTCATATAGACTATATTGACAAACTAACAAACCACCTTGCTAGGAAGTGGTCAGTAGCCAAAGCTGATTTTGATGCTAAAGAGTATCATTACATTTGGGATTTCCACGACTATCAGGAACCATCACTCAGACAGTTCGACGCTAATCCACCAGGGATTAGGGTAAGATTAACCATAAAGTAAATTCGGAGGCAAAGATGCTTCGCAACCACAGTCTTAAAGTTTTTATTCTGAAAGCATTGAAAGATGGCAATGACCTTACGTTTATGGAGTTGGTAGGATTGCTCAACGTAACAGAAGGTAATATCTACCAATCTCTACTTTCATTGCTTTTCGATGGTTACATAACCAAAGTTCCAAACGTAGATAGACTCACAATCTATCGAATAACTATCAAAGGCAAAGCTGTCTTTGAATGGTACGTCAGACAATTGATGGACTAAAGTAACTTTAGGAGTATATGGCTGAAACCCTCAAACATAGTCTTCGAGCGTATATCTTGAGAGACTTGGTTCGTCACGGCGCTCTATATTCTGATCAGATGCAGAATGAGTTAGCACGACACGAACCAGGGTTATTTCAGATAGCGAT